TAGATTCGAATAACTCCTCCAATGTAGTGAATGTATTCATACTTTGGTAGATATCCGCATCATGATATAACCTACTATTGATCTTGGAGTTATCTAAGTTGCCAGTCAAATCATCAATTATTGTTGACTGCAGTTGCATCCCATGTACCTCCTAATTCAGGAGCAAAGTATTGTTTAAGTCTAGCTGCTCTATCCATAGCTTTACCATATACTTCCTTCTGAATTTCTTTCAATGGTCTATCATCATAAGTTTCAGTTTCTGGATCTTTAATTCTAGCACCTTCAGGGAATGGTTTATTAGTTGCTTCCATTTGCTCTAAGATAGAGTTATCGAAAGCTACTCTACGTCTATTGTAGTTATATCCCATTTCATCAGGTAAAGATAATCCAAGAATACCATTATTCATAGCATCAGCAAAAGCTGCATTATCATCTAACTCATTAAGTAAGTCACTAGTTCTACTGATTCTAGTCTTATGAGCATAATTTTCAATAGCATCATTGAATTGATCATGATCATAGAATCCACTCAAATCTCTAGGACGTACATGAGTTAAAGAATAGTTATAGGCTGGCATTGCTTCAGAGTATGTATCAAACATATTCATCAAGCCTTTATACTCACCTGGTTTACGACGTTCATTAATCTCTTGAAGCTTAGCAGTGAATGGAGATCTCATACTATAAACACGGATCGTTCCATTAGGACCTACTGCACCTCGACGAGATTGCATATAAAGAATTTGTTGTTCAGACATTGGAACTACATTAGCAGCTCTAGCATTTCTAGCTAACGTTTCAGCTCGCTTAGTATATGCTTCGAACTCTTCAGGAGTTAAGTCATTAACATCTTTATCTGCTACTGGGTCATAAGCATTACCACCCATTTGAGGACTTGTACGTTTAACAAAACTATTCCATGTGCCATCTGTTTGATAGTATGGATTATAATTCAAGTCATGCATCATACCAAATGGATCGCTATCAACAACTTCATTAGCCTCTTCGACTGTATATCCTAAATGATTAAAGCAATCTCTAATTATACCATTAACCATAAACATTTGCTCAGTATATTCATCACGACGTTGTTTAGCTTCAGCATTAATCTCCATTTGAGACTTAATTCTATTCATTTCGTCCCATATACGAGCATGCTCTGGATTTAATGGACGACCTGTACGATCTACCCATTCTTTGACTTTACTATCAAAGTAACAGCCATTTGCTTGAAGTTCTTCAGCTGTAATGAATGTAACCATATTAGGATTATTCTTTACAGATTGCTCATACTTATAATGCTCATACTTAAGCTTATTAGTATTATACTTTTGAACTTGATAGTTGTATTCAAGAATTTGTTGTTCATATCTATAGAAGTCGTCCATTGGATGGTTAGGTATGTTTTGTTGAAGTTCTTGAATACGATTATTAATATTATTGATTTCTCTTTCCCAGCTAGCTCTTACTTGTGGTTGCATGTAAGTCCATTGGGAGTAAAGAATCGTATTACGTTGGTCAATAAGAGCACGAATTTCATTATAGATGGATTGTTTGTTTTCTTCAAACCAAGCACCTTTAATGTATTCATTATACTCATTAGTATATTTAACCATCGCATTATAAGTAGCCAATCTTTCTTCATACGGAATAGATTGGTCTTGCATTTCCGCAGAGATATCTCTTGGAGGTTGCAAGTTAGTTAGGTCATAAATTCTTTTAGGAACTTCCATCAAAGGAATTGTATAACCGAAAGGTACGTTCAATGCATCTAAGTTATACTGACCATTTGGAAGCATTGGAGGCAATCCAATAGCTGCTTGCATTTGATATTGATCAGCCATATATGTATTTTGTACCATTTGATTCAACTCTTCATCAGTTGTTGTATCTATTTCAGGATCAGCATCTTTAGTTACACCAACCATGAAGTTTTCTAAGTCAGGAATATTAAGACCTTCTTGCTCTTTAAGCTGTTCCATATAAGCAAGATGTCTTCCTACACCAGAAGATAGAACTGCTGTCCCAGGAGGGAATTGTCTAAACATCCCTTCAGTAGGATCTAGTCCCATACTAAGCATCTTTTCTTCATACAATTCTAGATTATAATCTAATTGATATTCAGGGTGTGTTTTCAAGAACTCATGGATTTCATTCTCATCAGTAGATTCATTCCATGGAACCGGTCTAATGTGTACACCACACACGATATTGTTTAAACGATTGATATATTCATTCCGTAAGGATAAAGTCTGAGCCATGAACTCATTACGAATTCTACTTTCAGATGCTTTAATCTTACCACGGATGATATCCATCGCCTCTGGATTATTAAGGTCGGATAAGCTGAATCCGACTACTTGACCAGAGCTGTCTGTCTTAATCATCTAAATCCTCCCATACCATTCATCATATCTTGAATAGGATTACCTGTGTAGATTGGTTGACCTACACGACTCTTAACCATATTATCATACTCTACTTTAAATTGTGGACAGTGACGATATAATACATCAATCTCTCCAGCATCTGCAATATCAGTTGCACCAGTCTTAGTATGATGGACATATACTACACCATTTGGATCAATGTAGTATCTTAAGCTACTAGTGAAGTCTTGATGATGTTCAGGAGCTACAACTTCCTTAATAGGATTAGGAGCATCTCCATTTACATAACGACCAAAGATTCCACTATAAGGTTTTGGTTTTGGTTTACGAATCTTATTCTCAGCTACTGGGTCATATGGTTTCTCTTGTGGTTCACCAGTTCCCATATGCTTAGCAATAAGATTACCAAAGTACCCATTATTAGATTTATGATCATGGTTACAACCACAACCACATTGATGGTGATGTTTCTCAGCCATCATTTGTTCATGAGCTGGTTCAATATCTTCTTTAAAGATCTTCATAGCTCTTTCTTGAATGATTGCAGCTTTCTCTTCAATATAAGCTGCTACTCGTTCATATTCCCATTTGTGAAGCTCTACTTCAGTTTCAGCACTAATTGGTAACGCAAGACCACCACTTGTTAAGATAAAAGGTTTTTCATTTGCGTCATAGATAACGCCAGGGTTTAGTTTCAACATAATTTTTTCTCCTTTGTTTAAATCTGTCTCTTCGTAAAATGTGTTAGTTGATAATGTGATTTCGGAACCTCCAAATCTATCATACTCTTCTTTTGAAATTTGCTCCACTTCGACGCAATGGGGTACGCCGAATTCATCTACGAAATTAATGATATCCATATGGGTACCTCCTTTTTAAATCGAAATATGTAGATCACCATAATAATATATGGCTATATAAAAAATTAATGAGAGCATATTCCTCCCTAGGATTACTATGATCCTAGGGAGGTAAATATTACATGCTTCTAATATAATCAACTAGATTTTCTTTAAATGAATGACTATCTTTAGTAATATCCGTACCAGTGGATTTTAAGATATCATAATATGCTTCTTCAATATCCAATAATGTAGAAGAATAGTTAGAATTATTAGCTTTAATCAAGTGATCATTAGCTAATTCTTGTTGTAAACGATATTTACTAAATGCTTTAAGTCTATTAAGATCACGTTTGAATTCTTCTTGTACTTCAGCATATGCTTCAGGATGAGAATCTGCTAAGTTCTCAGAGAAATCAGATTCTTCTGGTTGACAAGTTTCCATATTGTCAGCTTCTGCACCTAGATCTACGATATCACCTTCGATGTTTTCATATACATTATCGCTAGGTGTTTGAGCTTCCTCAGTATCCTCTTTCACAGGTTCAAGAGCCCCTTCAGGTGCTGTAAAGAAACCATCATCACCTTTATGGAAACGAATGATGTTACCTTCATCATTCTCATCAATTTCTTCAGAATGATTGATATATACATCTAACCCATTAGCAATTCCTTCTGGAAGAATAGTTAGATCATAGAATCCAGCTTGGTATAATTGAACTACTTCAGCTTCAGTAATGCCTGTAGGTTTTAGATTCTTAAAGATATCTAATACACGATGATCATTACATTCACCAGCTGCAGCTAAGAGTACAGTTGGATCAAATAATAAGCTTGCTTTATATCTTGTAGGTTCTTCATTATCATGAATAGTAATATCTTTAACAGACGCAATTGGTACAAAGATACGATTAACTGCTTCAGTACCAAATGTATCAAATGCAATATACTTAGTACCTTTAGCTACAGAGAAGCAATCTTCGATATCCATTACTTTATCTTGGTTAGTATCTAAAGTATATGTATTATTGATAAGATTATTAGATGCTTTACTATCTGCAAATCCTTCCATCTCAGCATACTCTACTAAGCTATAAGAGATAGCAAAGTATTCAATATTCTCTGCTGGGATGATATGAATATTTTCATTCTCATCAAAGTAGTTGAAGAATCCTTTTGCTTCTAGCATAGGACTATCAGCACTAATGTAACCTTCAATCTCATGGTTACGTTTAGAGTTTCTTGTTTTTACAAATAATAAGATTTTACGCTTTTCCATTATATTCTCTCCTATAATCTGTTTCTAACTATCTTAAAATAGACAGGATAAATTAATCTCTCATCAAAGAATGCTGGTGTACATTTACCTTCATCTAATTTATAATCCACACCATGCTGCATTCTAATCAATGATGCTCTAGTAGATTCATCGATATAGTTATTCCATTTCTGTATATATGGAATTAAGTCAACTAGATGATCTGGGACTAGTCTAAAGTTTCTAGCTAAACAAGTATAAGCATTGTTTATACTATAGACTGAATTAATATTTACATGACCTTTACAATGTAAGATATTAATACGATGAACTTCTGGATCAAATGTATTGATTATAAAATCAACTATAGATTTGATAATAGTCTGATTAGCTACTACTCCACCAGATCCAGTATACATAATACCATTCTCATCCATATGAGTTACCCAGTTATATATCCATTCCTTTAATCCCATAACTGAGATATTGCTATCAGAATAGATATTGAATTCTGTATACTCATCTTTATATTCAGCTGCTAATTGGATAGCTAAATATAATCCAGTCATTTCACCATAGTTATTGGTGGTATTCTCAATAACACAATGATATTCTTTATCACGTCTATCATTGATTACTGATATAGCACCAGCGCAAACTCTATTACCTCTAGTTTTATCTACTTTACCTAATACAGATGCATCTGAAAAGATATCAAGTATTTTCATAAGTTTCACCTCCTTTATTAATACCTTGTAATGATCAAAATAAAAAGTAAATACCCATAGGAGTTAATCTCCTATGGGTATATTTCCGTTCTTATTTAGATACTAATTCAATGCCTTTATTGATAATATTTTTAAGCATGTTTGTTGCGTGACCAACGTTTACAAGCCCAGATTCAGGATTTGTTTCTGCTGCTTCTTTCATGCTAGTTAAGCGTTTTCTGTCGATTAAGACCGCAAACTTAGCATCATCAGGAATCAAGTTATCAGTCTTGATATTTCCAATAGCAGTCAAAGGATCCGTTTCCAAAGCCGATTCCATATATCGAGCTAGGTCGTAGGCATCTACCACTAGAACTTTAGAACCATCTTCCTTCGCAGCTTCAAAAACTGGAACAGCCGCAACTGGGAATTCAGGAGCCGCTTGAAGTGTGTTAACTTGTTCTAGAATATCATGTAGATCATGACTCATTTCTTGTAATGCATTGGAATCAGTATTTTCTAATTTGTAATTTTCTGATAATTCTTTTAATACATCAAATTTCATTTCTTTACCTCATTAGATAATAATTCCAATTAGATCAGATTTGTACTCTGGAATAGACTAATCATCTATTGCTGTATACAAATCTTTGTGATCTATAAATTATCTATATGTTGGAATTATTATACTTAAATAAAACTATAAAGAATTATATAACTCTTGCTTACGTTCATTGAGCATTTGGATAATCTTCTGTTTATCTGGAAGATCATAAGCACCACTGTCGTCAACATACGTAAACCGTTGTTCAAATAAATGCTTAGCTCTATCACTAGTATACAATGCAGATGCATCCTCAATATCTTTGAGGAGATCTAATTGATCTAGTGTAAAGAATTGTTTATACATATTTACAAATTCTTTGTAGTCACCAAATACATGAGTACATGGTACGAATAAGTAGTTTGCATGAACTAACTCATGAGCTGTTTCGGATAATGGAATTAATCCGACAAATCCATTATAATGATTCCACATTACTTCTTTAGCAATAGATTCTTCATCAATTGGTTCTCCAAGAGTTTGTCTCTTACGGAAGATAATTGTACAAATGTCATATAGAGTAATTGGATCATGGTGTACATGGATTTTAATCTTAGGGTTCGGAACGTTAGATACGTTTCTATAAAACGCACAGCTGTTCATATTAAATGAGTTACGTAGATATTGGATATACTGTTGGTATTCAAATGATCCACGTACTGATTTCTCTAACTCTGATAGAAATTTCTTAAAGTCTTTTTGGTCAGCTAAGTTCCAGTCATTCAAATCATATGGAGGAATATTAGTAAGTTTAATAACCTCTGGTTCACTGGAACTAGATTGCACCATACTTAAAGAGTAAGGATTTCTCATGATAACCTCCTTTCAATAAGGGTTATCATAATGTTAATTTTCAGGTTGTGGAATGAATCTAGATAGATCTTCGAAAGTGCATCCATCTTCTGTATCGTATACATCTAATGAAATACCTTCAACACCATCAATCTCTTCTTCAGAATTATTATATTCAGTTATCTTTTGACATACAGTTTCAAGATCGCAATCTTTAGGTATACCTAAGATAGGACCTAATACTTCATTGACTTCGATTAATGAATCATAGTATCTATCAATACATTCATCATCTTTACAGATGCTTAAAGCATATCTAGTAGTATAGAAGTTTCCATCGACATCTGTATTTACATAAACACAGTTTCCTGGCTCTTCACATGTACCAACTACATCGATATTTGGATAGATAGATTGTACCCATTCTTTAAATCGATCTATAGCTGGACACCAAGCACTTTCTATTTGGATATCATAAGTATAAACGTCCATTGAATCAATGTAATCTATTTGATCTGATAACCAGTTGAAGTTATCACGACCATCAAAGTTAAACTTCTTGGTACCATATGTATCACTAATCTTATGAGTTATATGATTACAATATTCATCATCAGTTTCAAATAAGTATACTAAGTTAGTCATTAAGAATTCTAAGTTCAATAAGTCTTGCTCTGTATTTGGAGTTATAAAAGTTATAGCATTATATGCATAGTTTGCCATATCAATGACCTCCTAAGAAGAAGCTAAGATAGTTCTTATCTGACATCATGATATAAATAGGATTCTCTGTCTTATTCAATTCATAATAATCATGGAGAACTTCATTCTTATCGGAAAGTCTATCCAAGTTATTAATCTTATTAATAATCTCAGGAGTAACTAATGGAGATATCATTTCTAATAACTCATAATAGTTACAGATTTCACAGTCGATATTATACGCACTCTTAACTATAGCAGCAATATAATGCTTAGGACCTAAGAAGCGAGAGTATGTATTACTTTCATAAATAACTAAATCATCTTTAGTCATAATACGGAAGTCAAATTGTACATCGATTACTCCAGCTTCCTGTAGTTCATTCTCAAAGTTAAATAAGTTTTCCTTATATTCAGATAAACAAATTATGATATGAGAATAAAACTCACCAGTCTTATCTTCTTTTCGAGTATTATGATCATAATACTCAATGATATCTTCATGGGTTTCACCAAAGGTTTCTAACCAATTATCTAATAGCTCTCTATTCTTCGAATGGAATGCTAATGTGTAGTAAAATTTATCAGTGTCATATATATTCAATCCAGGGACCTTTTTCATTTTACTTATTCTCCTCTTTAATATTAGCCAACAAGATTTTTGTTTCAATAATATTAAGTAGTTTCGATACCTCAACTGTATCGGCAAATGTATTACCGGCTACATCGCTTTCTAATGTATTCAAATCAATTCTAATATAACCATTACTAAATACAACACTAATCTCTTCGGAAGAGATATACAACGAAATGTGTTGAATGTCTAAGTGTCTATCTGTATCGAAAGATAATGGTTCAGCTTTCAATCTAAATCTCGTACAAGTTTCATCTTTAAGAGAGTTTACAATCGTTCCAATGAACTTACAGTCTTTATCAGTTTTCATCTTCATCACCTCCTTCTTCATCTAAGAAAATAATCTCATCTATTTCTCTATCAAAGTCATCTTGAACTTCCTCATCAGTCTTCTTTCTAGTATATGAAAGATTATCTATATCTTCTTCAGTGAAAATATTTAATAAAATTTCATTTCTAAAGAATGAACTAAAATTATCGTTCTCAGACTCCTCTAAACAGGTAAAGATACGATCTAGTGTAATCGTAAATTCGACGTTTAATGCATTACCCTGTGGAAGTATACTGCTACGTATGGATTCAGGGCATGTATTAGCATAATTAATTACATTATATATTGCAATGGATTCATTAACCGTAGCGGAACGTCCCTCAAAGGAAGCAACGAAATTGTCGTTGTTTACAAATCCATGTGGTCTTTCCGTACAAAGGTTAACGTTAATGTATTCTGCATATGGAGCAATGTATCCTAAGAAGTAATACGGAATCTCAGTCAAATTCATTTTAATCAATGTGTATGGTCTAAAGTCTACTTCTCTACCAACTAATCGATTTATTTCAAATGCATAATGATCAAAGTCATTCGGTAAATCAATTACTCCACATTCTAGCTTAAGCTTTCTATCTTCATATCCAGCATAAGTCTTAATAATATTAACCTCACGTGGATTTGTTATCGTATCTAAGTTCATAGCATCGCTTATTTGTGCAAAGAATGTATCTACGATATCGGAAGTTCTATTCTCCATTCGCATATCGTATAATTCTTTATAAGTTGTCATGAAGATATGTGTACTATTATCGTATCTACCATACTTCATTAAGTCTAAGATATTTACTTTATCTTCATCAAAGCTAAGATAAAAGATAATATTAATATTCTCTAAGTGGGAATCAAAGTAATTACAATACAAGAGTATTACATTAATTCCACTCTTAACAACTTCAATCTTTTCCTCTTTGATTTCTTCACGAGTAAAGTAAGTTCTAATTCTATCGATTAACTTCATTATCCATTCTCCATCTATCTAAATGATATCTAAAGTTAGTCTCGAATTCTAATCTAACTTCATTAAATATTTCTTCTTGTGAGCGGAATTCTTTATCAGTCTTATCTAATCGAATTTCCTTTACACAATAACTCTTATTAATGAATAAGTGTTTAAATAGTTCATTCACTAATTCTAAATAAGTAAACTCACCTTCATTAATATTATTATCGGAATTTCTTTCTTGTATCAATTCCTTAGTTGTCTTTTTATCATGAATCATCTTAAGCATAATATTAGTATCTGGTAATTCCATTTCATCATATACAATATGCTCATAATCTCTGATAAATTCTTTTAGTCTATGAGATTCTAAATAATATCTTAGATTCTCTACAGATAAATCACTACGTAATTCTTGTAATGCTCTAATACCTTGATAGTAGATATTTGAATATAACCATCTATCCATTACGATAATATATCCATTATCATAATACTCTTTGATTTTATTATACCAACTATCATAAAAGTCTAATGCATATAAAGTACTAATCTTCTCTGGAGATAATTGTTTCATATGTCTAGTCTTCTTGAAGTAGTTTCTTAATAGATAACTACTATCTGATTCATAATTAGGAAAACTAAATAGTTTAACTTTATATCCTAACTCATTCTGAATATAGTCTACTAATTGCTTAGCATTAGTTTCTTTAAAACTACAATCAGTTCCTTCAAAAGTTACCATATACTTGAATGGTATTTCTCTTAGTTCATCAATTGTCTTTGTCATTGTTTACTCCTTTACTTAATATATCTTATTAGAATATTGATAGCTTTTTAATATATCATTACTATCAAGATAATAATATATAAACTAACTTGTTTTTCATATATACTACAGTTGCGTCATTAAAAAGGAGAGGGGAGTTAAGAGGGTGAGAACGTAGTTCTCCCCTCTTATCCCGCGAAGCGGTATAGAATACAACAGAGTACAGTTGAGTACAGTTGCGTCCTAAAAAACTTTGTTGCCATGCCCGTAAGGGCAAATGGCAACTGTAGTCAAATGTCTGTTTATACAGATGAATTCTATTGAAGTATCTAATAAACTAACTTGTTATAGATATACTATTACTTACTTTCAATAGAATAATTGATATCAATATTTACTGATACTTTTACAGATAAACTTATACTGATATCTAATATACTAATTAGTATATCAACAAGTTTATTCAATAGAATAATTTATATAGATAAACTTTTTATCTACTTCTAATTTACTAATACTCTATTGATATACTATTAGCTAATACAGATAAAATTAATATATCAGTATACTACTGAATAGTATACTGATATTATTTAATCATTTCTAGTATATCGATAAAGTTGAATATATCTATTCAACACATCTTTCTCACGTTTCAGATAGTATAAACTTTTTTATTTATACGACACCCATTTCATTCGTTCCCGTCCGCACTCCACTTCTTCATGGGTGTCGTATAAACTTCGTTTATACATGCCCCCCCTCCCCCCCCACAAGGAGCCAAAACAGACGAAAAAAAAGAGCGGCATTCCTGCCTTCTCGTCTGTTCTAGTCAACTGTGAGGAACCGCAGGGGCTTACGTTAAGCACACCTGTTAGGGTGTACCACTGCATGGAGTCGTTTTCCATGCATCCGTACCTGCTAGTTTATGGTGGGAGTTTCACCAATTAGCCACGAATTTTCGATCATGTAGGGTTTATCATACCTACTCCATCTCTTACATTTTTTATTACTTCGTTGTTTGTTGTGTATTTTTTTACAAAACACAAGAAATCCCCTTAGGATTACTATGATCCTAAGGGGAATTTGTTTATTTAGATGCTAAATATTGTAATTGATTGATTGTATTACCGGAAACGTTCTTAGTTACTTTATTAACTTGACCTTGGATATTTTGAGATACCATGTTAATCTTTTCATTAAGTTTATTACCTAATGTAGCCATTGCACCTTGTAAGCCGTTTTGAACAGTTGTTACTTGTTGTGCAGTTTGAGCTTGATTAGCTTGTAAAGTACCAATACCTGCAGTATTACCAGTAATCTTAGTCAATTCAGTATATATTGCTCTTAATAAAACAATATCTTCAGATTCTCCACCACCGGCAGATTGGATAGCTGCATCAATAGCACCTCTACCAAATTGTGCTTGTGGAGTTGGATTAGATCTATTATTAGATGCTTCCATTTTTTCGATAGCCAATTGTGTTTGTTTAGGAACACCTTTAGCTCTACCGAAGAATTTACCAGTACCTAAATTATCTAATGTAGAATCATTTTTGATTTCTGCTTCAGATCGTGTAGCTTGTCCAGTTGGTACACTAGCTTTACCATCACCACCTGTAGCAATATAACCATTGATATTTTCAGCACCGAAGTCATTAGCAATATCACCTTTAACGATTTGGTTTTTACTAGAGGAGTTACCCCAATATCCACCTTTACCATCGGCAATAACTACATGATCGGCTTCAGCATCACCTTTAAGTGTATTAAGAAGAACTACGTCACCTTCAGTACCACCTTGAGATGCAGTTTTGAATGCATATGGTTGACCTTGTTGTTGAGCATTAGTCTCAGCATTAGGTACATACATATCAATTTGTTTAACACCGGCTTGTTGGAGGTATTTGTTAACGAATGTAGTACAACCGTTATTACCATAACCTTGTTGACCAACCATAGAGTCAGCCCAATTAGATGCAGCTTTAGTGTTACCGCCCCCGATAGCACCACCTACACCACCAGATGCACTAGATCCTCCAATATTACCACCTAAATCTATACCTAGCATTGCTCCTAAGTTAGATTTCATGGAATTATACATATCGAAGAGTGGAGATAATAAACCAGGTCTCTTAGCAGGACCAGAGGCACCAGCTTTACCACCAGCGATACTAGTTACTTTACCAGTACCTTTAGATTGTAAGATTTCTCTTGCAGCTTGTTTACGTCCTTCTAAGTTAGCATCTGGCATATAAGGACGTTCATATTTTGTACAGAAGATCTCTGTTGCTCTATCAATATTGCTAGTTTCAGCAAAGAACTCAGCAGCCGCTGCAGATTCAGAACCTTGCAATTCATACTTGATAAATTGTAATTGGATATCCAAATCAGATGGATCTTTACCAGCTCTTTGAGCATATTCAGCGAGACTACCTTTACGGTCATCCCATTGGCAGAGACCGAAGCCACCACCGCCACCATATTCACTAATAGCTGGATCAAATCCAGATTCAATAGCCATATTACCCATGATCGCTGCAGTATGAATATCACCGAATCCTAACCCTTGGAGTTTATTCCAAATGATAGGTACATTGCCTTCAATACCACGACCAAATCTAATACCTTGACCGAATTTACCACGACCAAATCTTCCTCTGCCGAAAGCATTTGCTGTAGTAGTATTACGTAATACGTCTCGGATATTATATTGCATATTATCACGATTAGACTCAGGGTCTTGGATTGTAACTTTACCAGTACTTGGATCATAACCAGTAGCAGTTACATAGTGAGGATAAGACCCAAATGGATGAGCACTAGATGTACCAGATTTAGATTCACCTTGAAGTACAACTGGATTACCAGATTTCAAAGCATTAATTGTACCACTAGCATCAGTAGAATAAGATGTAGCACCATGGCTTGCAGCATAACCTTCAAAGAAGGATGGAGCAACGCCAGTATCAGTACCCTTATACCCACCAGATAATGCGAAATTAGAAGCTTCGGCTGGATTAATTGCACCTGCACCAAGCGCCATAAGAGCGTTAGCACCAGCAACTGGACCACAACCAGAATCTCCGATAGTTTGATTTATACTATCACCAGAAGTATTAAAGCTAATACCGGCATATTTAGGATCATTTTGTTTAAAGTATTTACCTGTACCTAAAACTTGAGCTTGAAGCTCACTAGCTTGAGATGCAAGTCCACCAATTAAACCACTAGTTCCTTGGGCAAGCTTATTCATGCCATTTTGCATGCCACCAATTAAGCCACCACCATTAGCAATACCTCTACCGATATCAGCTGGACCATTCTTACCAGTACCTTGAGCATTAGCGGTAGGACCGGCTTGTGAAGCTACCTGTTGAGCATTCGGTTTATAAGTAGGTTGTTTATTATTACTATCTCCACCAAATGCAGTTTTGATATCATCTATGAAGCCTTTATCTTTATCATATACTTGATCATTATATTCTTCAATAGTATCGATTTTCTTTTCAGCAGTTTGGTTATATTGGTTCAAAGCAGCCAATGCACGTTGTTGCATAGGAGCAACTGTATCAGTTAAGTCCCAAATATAAGCTAATACTTTAAAGAATAATTGAGGTCCGATTACACCGAATAATAATGAATCGACAGCAGATGCTAAACCAGCTACCCATTTGATATCTTCATTTGGAGGCTGTTCATCAGCAAGAACTTCAGCAACGTTATACCAACGGCTAATACCAGTTGTAACAGAAGCAGCTAAGTCTAATGCAGTGATAATAGCAATTACGATACCACCGATACCAGCAGTAAATACTGTAGCACCTAAGTAAGTACCAGCTTTAGCTACCAACTTACCGAATTTAGCAGAACCCCTAATACCATCTAAGATCATTTCAGCTAATTTAGGAGCAAATTGTGCACCTTTCTCAGCTAACTTAGGGATATAAGTAGAAACCTTCTCTAAACCTTTAGTTAAGATATCTTTTAAGAAATCCAGAACTTTATCTGTAGCTTTAGATGCAACTTCACCAACTTTACTGATACCTGATTTAACTAAGTCAGTCATTTTGGAGATTACACCACTATTAGCAATAGATGCTTTAGCAGATCCGTTCAATAAAGAAGAACCAACTACACCAGCTCTATCTCTGATAGCCCAACCTATTCTGGATGCACCACTTTTAGTTGCACCAAAAGCTTTATCCATCATAGATGTAGATAATTTACCCAATCTACTAGCTTTAACAGCATCTTCAGAAGTCTTAGCAATTTTACCTATATCTTTACCAAGTTTAGTATTCTTATAGATAAATTTACCAGCTCTCCAAGATTTACCGAAGCTCTTAGTCTTCTTAAGTTCTTTAGCGAAACTAAACCCAGCTTTACCAAGTTTTAGCATACCACCAAGACCTTTACCGACACCTTTAACTCCATTAAAGATAGTCTTACCAACTTTGTAGGCTTTATAACCACCAAATGCTAGTAAACCGCCATTGAATGCCATACCACCCAATGTAGGATTGTAAGAAGTTTTCATTTTAGGAGTTCCGTCTGGGTTAAAGACAGGATTACCATTTTCATCAACTTCTTGCTCTTCTTCTTTACCAATGAAGCCGTCTAATAAAGAGCCTAGAGCACCACTTACACCTTTGATGAACATCGGAAGAACTGTATTCTTCAAGAATCCACCAATTGAAGGTAATAATGTATGAGTTAAGATTTTACCGATCTCTGGAAGCATTGGACCAATGAAGGATAATAATAAACCACCGCCAAGGATAGTTCCTAATCCACCAAATAGACCGCCACCTTTACCAAAGATACCATCTACGATATCATGTAAGAAACCTTGAGATTTTTCTTTAACATCTTTAGCTCCATCTTTAGCAAAGGAACCAAACCCTTTAAGTTTACCAAAAGCTTTAGAGAAGATATTACCTTGACGTTCAGCATTCTTTTCATCTTTAGCATCTTCTTCTTTTTTCTTATCATGAGCAGATTCAGTATCGGCTTTATTTAAAGAGCCATCTGTAGAACGATAAACTTCATTACCATTTTCATCTACAGAACGTTGACTACCAGTACTTGCAATAGCTGTAGCTTGACTAGCAGAAGCTGTTTTAGGAATAGCAATACCAGCCATAGCAGTAGATGCAGAAGATGCACCTTTATTGAGACTCTTAGCAAATGCTACTTTAGTATTAGCACTACCATTATCAAACATATATCGATTATTCCATGCCCATTCTGCATCATTAACAGAAATAGATGGATCCATACCATAACCAACAAGAGTTGCTAAGAACTCAAGTTTATCTTCTGGCATTTTAATATATTTAGAAATAGAATCTGTGAATTCAAATTTCTTATCACCACGACTCATATACATAGCAATTTTGATAAGACTCATGAATGCGGAGTCAGTAAGTTTCTCACGTGCTAAAGCAGATGGATCACCAATAGACTTAATAGCCATAGGACCCATTACTAGTGCTAATTGAGAATAACGTTCAATAGTCTTAGTATCAAGTTTAGCTAATTGATCTAAGTTAATTTCCATATCTTTAGGTAGAGCTTTAAGAGCAGCAAGTCTATTCTTATTACCTTTACCAGTAAAGGAGGAAGCACTCATTACGCTACCAGATACTTTAAGATGGCTAAAGTTATTATCAATAACTTTTTGGTTATTAAGATAGCTTTTCTTAAGAGCATTATTTTTAGCTTTAGTAAGATCAGCTTGTCTATTACCATCAAAGTGTTGATCATCATAACCACCATGATCATTTTTGATTAAGTTATCTCGAATTTCTTCAAGAATAGAGTTAGTAGATTGCATACCTTCAGCTACGTTCTTAGCTTCTTCGGATGTAAACTTTTCACCATTTTTACCAATCAAACGTTCCGCAGTTTCTGCACGATCACGTTCAGCGGAAACTTGATCTAATGCAATACCAAGAGATTTTCTATCTGTAGGATCAATATTAAGAGATTTAAGATGAGCTCTAGCATTTTCAATCTCTTTATTAGAATACTTCTTCTTACCAATAGCAACTTGGATTCTAGGCATTTCTTTAGCAAAGATATTAATTACTTTAGTACGATCAGACTCAGGGATATCTAGTCCATTGATTAGACTCATAGCCCCACGTTCATCACCATCATAAGCATATCTTGCAAGCTGTTTAATAACACTAGCAGGCAAATACTTCTTAAGACCATCTTCCAAACGTTTAACAGCTTTACGTTCTTCACCGCCACCAATTTTGAATTGGCTCTTCATAACGCTTAAGCTACTTTCAAGTTTAGTTAAGTCTTCTACAGAAGCATTAGCCATATATTGATCTCTAGTTTTATTACCATAATCTTCAGAGCCCATGATATTAAGACGTTCTTGAGCACTAAGATGATCTGCTTGACCCTTACGGATCATTTTAGCATTACCCCAGTTATTGAATTTACGTAAACCAGAGCCGATACCTCTTATAGGAGCACCAACTACAAATTTAGTTAAATCTCCAATACCACTAAAGCTACGACCCAATACTCTACCTACAGGACGCAATACCATATCTGATAATTGCTTACCAATAAGCATACTGAATGGACCACCAAAAGCTTTCTCTAGAATATTAAACATGCCATATTTTAGGCTACGTCCCATATTCTTGAAAGATTGAGCAATCATCTTACCAGTACCTTTTAAAGGACTGAATAAGTTATAATCCATAAACTTATAGAAGTCTTGATATAAAGTTGTACCGAAGCGACGTAATGGATTTACTACATGCTCTTTTAAAGCACCAACTAGACCACCTTCACGTTCACCTTTTTCATTCTTTTTACCAAGAACCATATCATGGAATTTACTAGAAGTACCAATAAGACCTAAACCAGCACCAAGACCAAAGTTCATTAATAAACCCATTCCTGTAGGATCTAGTAAAGCAGCAGCTCCACCAAAGCCAGCAATCTTAGGCATATTCTTTTTAACGTAGTCTTGTACCTTCTTAGGAATGATACCATCTTTACGACCTATCTCTTTACCATCTTTATCATAATAAGTTTTACCGAAGATTCTTTCGTTAACTTTCTTATTATTCTTAGCAAGAGAATAAGCACCACCGATAGCAATAGCACCAACTGGACCAAATCCAAGCATTAAGCTAGGAATAATACCAGCAGCTGCACCTTTACCAAGGTCAGGCATATATTTCTTAAATAAGGCTTGTTGTTTACGACTAATAAGACCACCAGCACGGGACCCATCAGCCAGTTCTTCACCAAATAAGAAATTCTTAGCAGTATCACTTTCACGGATAATATTAGCAGCAGCACCAACTGCGGCACCAGCTAATAATCCACCAGGACCGAATATTGCAGTTGCTCCTAAAGCACCAGCACCTGCCATTACACCTGTACGACCAGCAAACTTAGCAGTATTACCTCTAAGTTTAGCAATGTCACTAGTAAGAGATTTAGATACTTCTGGATCTAAAGTTTTAGCATAATCTTCAAACTTATCTAAGCCTGTTTCCCAAGCAGTAGATACTGTAGCTTTAGCTACTTGACCTAAAGCACTACCGTCAGTAGATTCAACTTTACCAGCCATTCTACCAACAGCAAATTCTAAAGCACTACCTACAACTTCACGTATAGTATTACCTTGAACCATTCCATTAGGAAGTTTATCCTTAACAGTTTGAAGGAAGTTTTTACCTTGGAGTTGGTTACCACCTTCAGCATGAGATAAGATTTTATTTCTTAATCTTAACTCATCTTGTTTATCTTTTCTACTATTAGCTTTATCTAAGTCTGGATTGAATGGATTCAATTCAGATGGAATAATTAATTCCCCTTTAGATACAGTAGTTAAAGCGGTCTCTGGTACAGATAGAGAACCAAAAGCATATCCATTAGAGAATACACCTCTAGCTAGACGTTCTAATGCAGTTCCATCAGAAGATTTAGCACCTTTAGGCATTTTAACCTTTTGAGGTTTAAAGCCATACATGATTTGCTTAGCAGCAGCTTCTAGACCAGTATTGAAAGAAGATGGAGCAGCCACTATAGGTTTAGGACCACTAATCATTTCAGATACTTTATTAGTTGCACCAAGAATACTATCCTTAGCAGCACCTTTAGCATCATTGAACCAATCTAAACCAAAGCTTTTAGCAAAGTCTTTTACTTTACCCCAGCCTTTCTTTACGATAGGTTCCCATAACTTCTTATCTAACCAATCTCTGACTTTAGTGAAAGTTGTCTTTAATTCAAAAGCCATCTTATCATAGAAGCCACGGATTTGATTACCTTCTGCATCCTTCTCACCAGTTTCATGATCAAAGAAGAATTGGTATAAACTATCATCTACTTTAGTAATTACTTCAGCAGCAAATAGTCTAGGATTTCTAAGAATAGTAGACCAATTGCTTAATGCAGCTTTACCTTTACCTTTGATACCTTTAGCACCAGTAACGTCATCAAACTTGCCTTTATCTTTAGAGAAGACATTGCCAAGTTTATTTACATCCAAATCATCAATGGTCTTACCTTGATCGTTAGGATCTATTGGAGCAGCTTTATACTTATTGCGATCAGCACGAGCTAAAGCTTCTTCATTAGTTACAGCACGGTTCTCCTTTAAGACACTATATTTGATATAGTCATTATCAATATAGTCAGGAATAGCCATGCTATTAAGTCTATTCTTAAGACCTAAGTTTTTACCTTTACGTAATCCACTAGTACGAATCAAGTAAAGTTCAGAAAGCATTGCTTTAAAGATAGATTGTTGTTCATCCATCTTCTTAGCCATCAAATCATTATTCTCAGCGATAAGATTTCTAGTAGCACCTTTGTTTTTGCTACGATTAGAAAGCATAGCCTCAGAAGACCAACCAGCTTTCTCTTCACGATCATAATCATTAGCTTTAGCACGATGACTATCTGCATATTCAGCGGCTAAAGTTTTACTTTCTTTACGTGTCCTAGATCCTTGAGCAGTACGGAGATATTTTAAGATTTTACCAAATTGATCATCACCGTAACGTTCCATTACAGCATCCCATGATCCACGGCTTTCCCACAAGATATCTTCAATATCAGGAATCTTTTCAGTTAGACGTTTTAACTCATTAGCAGAAAGACCTTTAGCTTTTGCTAATTGTTTTAAGTCCGATTGTAAAGCATTTCTAATACCAGAACCAGCTCTATCTTTATAAGATTGATCTTTTCTCTTCTTCTCTCTTTCGAGAATCTTCATAGAAGAGAATTTACCCTTATTAAAATCATATACACGTTCTTCACCACCCAAGAGTGATTCGATACGTGCTAAGTAAGCTGGGATAACTTCAACGATAGACTTACGAGTCATACCATCGAAAGGTACTTGACCTTTAATATAGTTACTAGTATCAATTTTATCTTTGTTAGCTACTTTGACACTAAAGATACTAGCTAAGATACCACCTACGCCGTCTTTATCTTTGGCACGTAATAGATCGGCATTGATTTGATTAAATAAACCAGTTAGAGTTTTATTGAATCCACCAATAGCTTTCTCTAATGGTTTACCCATAGCTTGTTGAACAAGATATGCTGGGATAAACTGCATTGGATTAGCAGCTAAACCCATGATCATTTCTTTGCTCATCATACCAAGACCTAAATTCTCAGCTTGGTCGACAAATCCTTTTCTGACATGCTTACTATAAGCACCCCAGTCCATTATACCGCCAGAGAGAATATCAGTGATATCTTGTTTAAGAGCTTTACCTTGACGCTTCTTCTCTGCTTCTCTTGAGATATTCCAATCTTTGAAACGTTCACGTTCCATATCAAGGAGTTCTTTCAAGATAGCATTGTTTTCACGTTGATATTTTGTAGACTCTTCAAAGAACTTGGTTGAGTTTTCAATATGCGTCTGCATGTTTGTAGTCATGAAGTTTTGCATATTACCCATTGTAGTACCAAGACCCATGATGGAGTTATTTAAGTTACCAAATAAACGTTCTTGTTGTGCAAACATGAATGATGCAGTCTGTTTAGTCACATCTGCATTATACTTAGCTGCACTCATAATGGTACCAGAGATTTGATCTGCACTAGCTCGAGATGCATCATGTACAGTTTTAGCTATAGCCTTATCACCAGTGGTAATATCTAGACTAGTATCACTATCATCGCCACTTACATCTTCATCAAAGTTCCAATCAAAATCATCATCGCCACCACCAAACATGATTTTATCTTCTCTGTCTTGATTCCAGAGTTTACCAGATTTTAAATCTTCTTTGGCACTTTTGAAGGCTAGATTAGACGCTTCATATGCAGTACTTTTCATTAAATATTCTTGAGCTTTTTTGAAAGTCTGTCTATAGTTAACGATAGCACTTACAGTTTCTTTAGTAGCGGTACCAGCCTGATCAAACGTTTTATATGTAGTCTCATAATTTTCTTTAAAACCTTTAGCAGCAGCATATTGTACTGACTTACCAAGGTTCTTAAGATAGTTTGTGATCTTGAGTCCCAATATAAGGTCCTCCTTTCTTTTAAGATTATCCT